TGGCTCAAGGTGAATACCACTGATCGTGGGTAAGGACTCCGCGACCCATTTGAACGAAAGTAATGGGTCGCGGAGAGCTTGAAGCTTTGCAATATCAGTTAGTGCGGGATTAGCCACCGCGTACTTCCCACCAGTCGTATTTGAAAGTCGTACTCAGGGCGATGATTGCAGATGACTGACCATCGAAGGACAGATCAGGCAGCGCAGAAGGCCAACATCCATGAATGATGTAGGAACGAACTGTGTTGCCCTTCTGGTCGAAGATCGTCAGTTCACCATCGCGCTGGTACTCAGACTTGTACGCGCCGGTCTGGGTCTGCGGATCACGAATCAGTTTACCCCAGTCTTCAAGGATCTTCGAGATCTGTGCACTACGGTTCTCAACATACTCCAACGTGAGGTCACCACCATACGTCAGGTTGCCGGAGTGGTTCAGTGTATGGCCGAACAACTGTACCTGCAAGGCGGTCAGGGTCCAACCGGGCTTGCTAGCAGTACGACACTGCATGAGCAACGGTTGGGAGTTTGCACCAGTAGGAACGCTGGCAAAGTTCATCTGGAAGTTATCAGACAGCATCGGGTCGAGGATTGATGCTGCAACTTGCCCTAGGGTAGGCTTGGCCATGTGTTACTCCTTATCTTCAGTAGTTGAATCGTCTTTAGGCACATCGGTAGTAACACCAAGGTCTGCCAGCTTTGAGTTCAGATCATCAAGACGAGCCTTAAGCTTCATCTTCTTTGAGTCCGATGCGTGTTTGGTAGCAAGCTTCTCTAGCTGCTCCTGCATCTTCTGCTCCTCAGTCTCAAACTCCATACGAGTCTGGGTTACTTTCGCCAACTTCTCCGAAAGGGCAGACTGCTGCTTGAACTGAGCTTTGTTTATTTCAGACATGGACTTGAGCAAGTCCTTCTTCTTTTCCTTGAGAAGCTTTACTTTTTCACGAACAGAAGCCTTTGCCTCTGAGGCTTTGCGACGTTCTTCAGCCCTTAGAACTTCTCGGGCCTTCTGCACGCGTGTCTTGCTGATTGATATTTCCATGACTAGTCCTTACTGGTTAACAAACTTAGCGCCAGTCTTGTTGATGATGGCAGTTAAGTGGATACGCTTGGCTGGAAGAACAGGATCCACGTACACGTCCAGGATAAGATCACCAGCGGCTATGGTGGAAGGCAAGTTGTTCGATTCATCGCACACTACACCGAAGGCGTACAGACCACGTGCGTTCTTTATAGGCAGCAGGAACCGTTCGCTGAGCTCCACAAGCTGGGCACGCAGTATGTAGTCGTTGGGGTCAAACACAGAGTACAGTGCTGCCTCGCTAAGGCTCTTCTCAAGGAAGATCATTAGGCGACGTACCGATACATTGGACAAAGCACTTGCCATTGATTGAAGTGTGTCAGCACCCCAAATCTTGATGCCTGCACCGACAATTACACGAGTACCGTTAACCTGGTTGTCGTACAGAGCATCACGATCACCTTGGTTGTACACGTGGCGCAATCCAAGGATGTTCAGACGACCACGGTTCATACCAGCAGGAGCAAACCACAGCTCGTACTCGCTGTCAGTGCGGGCGTAGGCACCTGCCACATGACCACTGGGAGGAACGTACAACTTTATGTCGTTGTACTGATCGAGGACTAGGTAATCAGGTGCATAAAGAGCGGCATATGAGGAGTCAAGCATCAGTGTGTTACGCCGATAGTTGACTGCATCCTGAAGTGATTGCTCCATTGAAGGAACATCGAGAACTGCGAGGCAGTCCATACGGGACTCACACAATTCTGCCATCTTCAACTGAATAGCCGGAATGGTGTAGCCACCGTTTATGAGGATGTTTATGTCCAATTGTTCTGGGTCTTGGTACAAGTCCCAGGCTTGCATGATTTCACTAGTGGTAGCCTTACGGGGATCAAGCCCGCCTGTAAGCTTAACAGATGCTACGGTGTTGATGAATTGCCTGTTGGGGCTAGCAAAGTAATCAGCTTGATCGTAGTTCTGAGCTACCCGAATGTGAGCACTTCTCTTGTTGATGTGCTCTTGCACGTTCAGCTGGACACCGTACCCATCAAGCAGGAAGTTAAGGTGAACTTTGAAGCGCTCTACAGGCTGGCCCTGAGTAGCTAGGTACACGTCCACAAAGAACGTACCATCGTTTCGTTGGTGTTGGGGTAAACACGCACCTCAACGTTTTTGTTCCAGCCACCCGGGTCAGCACCGTAGAAGTGCATAAGGTCTGAAGGAGCAAATGGCTTCAGCAACGGATCAGACTCACCAGCAGCCCAAGGCTCAGCTGCGTTCAGATTGGCATTGAGGAAGATCGTGCAACCACCGTACATAGCTTCTGGAGCCACACGAGTCACGTACAGACGTGAGCCATGTTCCAGGAATGCCAAGGCACAATAGTGCATATAGCTAACTCGGGCGTCTGGCTTGCCGAACAACTCGAGGAACTGTTTCGTGCTTGTAACCAGGTAGGCTACGTCTACTGGACCACGTTTCGACTCTCCCACGATGGCACCAATAGAGGAAGAGGCACCAGATACTACTTGGGATAAGTCTATCTCGTTGACGTACACACCAGCTGATGGTGAAGGCATTCCCATTATGAGCTCCTTTAGGAAATCGTTAAATGCTTAAGCGCAAAGGTAAGTTATTCTTGTATCTAGCAAATGCTTCCTAACGACGACCCTGTCGAAGGCAGCAAATGCTATGAACAATCCATTGCACACAAAAGATGTGTAGGTCAACCCGTTCACTAGGTCTACCATGAATGGTTCATAACCATGAATTTGAATAGCAGTTGTGACAGTGTTGAGTTCAAGCTGCTGTGACGTTATTAGGCTGAAGTCACCGGTCCTGAAGTTCGAAGACTGTGGTATCTTTGCAGCTATCGAGTTCTTCAGTTGGCGCTGACGAAGATGAATGTCGGCTATCTCAGATTTGAACTCAGTAACTAGCGTCTTATCCAGCGGTAGGGCTTTAGTTGTCATCGGTTAGACCTTGGTTTATAAAGGTAGTAGCAACTAATGGAGAATTCGAGCTAACGGCTGACACCTCACGGAAGAACCCTGCGTAGCCATACATAACAAATGACAAGGATACTTCTAAGGCAGCTGGGGCGCTTGGTAGATTAGTATCAGCCATTGGTATAGCAACGCTCTCAGGTATTTCCAGTCTAATTGACAACCTCATGGCGTCGTCGTCACCTACCCGAAGGTCAAAGTTCAATCCATCTACTTGACCCAGAATCATCATTGCCTCGGCAACTCTGATCACCTTATAAGGATCGGCATCAGTGTACTTCAGTTCGACACCTGCTTTTACCGGAAAGATGTAACCCTTGGTTGAGGTAGCTCTAGTGGCACCTTCTGTTCCCATGCGGTATCCTAAACGTCGGACTACCTTGTTGGGTTGCATCTCTTTGACAGACTGTACTTCGTTGAGTATTAGATAGGCATAAGGGTATTCAGGTAACTGATTCTGCTTAACCCTTTGGGCGATACGTGCCTTTATCATTTCGTCCGTGGCAATAAGCATGTTCTTTATGCCTAGCTCTCGCTCGAACAATGTCCTTACACCATACAGGCTAGCCAAGAACAAACTACTTTCGTTAAGTTCGTCAAGAATAGTTGCAGGCTTAGACATTTTACGCTTTTACCTTGATTGCACTGCTGACTGAACTCAGCGCGCTAGGGATAATGCGCTCACCTGCAGCATCACTGTCCACGTCGTCGGATTCAATATCAGAGTCCTCGTCCAGGTCTTCTTCGTCACCAGATTCTTCCGCGTCGTCAACGGCTTCATCGGCTGAAGTACTAGCATGAGAGCCAATTGCCCGACTGATAGCCTTCGCTATGTCGCTTAGCTTGTTCTTATCGGAGGAGTTTGCTTCCATCATAGTGTCTTCCTCACCCATCGAATCAACTTGCGCCAAGAAGTCGGCGGCATCATCGGAACTTAGGCTTGAGGAGAACAGCTCACCCGCCTTGGAGTAATCACCTTGCTGAAAAGCGAGTGCAGAAAGAAGAAAAAGATCACGGGATACGTTGTTCATGAAAGGCTCCTAGTTAAGGCGTTTTGTGTAACGATAAAATTACAATGAAGGCACCAAAAGCAAATGGGACACCGAAGTGTCCCATTTTTGTTACTTACATGCCATCCTGCCTTTACACATGTTACACACGTTTTCCTTTGGAAACCGAGCGGGGATTGGCCAGGACGAAGCTGAGCAGTTCAGACATGAGCCAGCCCTTCGTGGTATTGCCTTGGTCGGCGCCGCTGGTCGGGGTGGAACGAACACCACCACGATCGGTGTACGCCGAATGGTTCTCCGAGGAGGCCACGACGTAGATTTCACCACGGTTCAGAACCTTCTGGTTGGGCTGACGGAACGCATCAGTAACCAGGTTCATACCAACCAACGTACCCAGGTAACCGTTCAGGACCAGGTCATACTTGCTGACCGGGTCAAGGAAGGTTGCGAAGTCGTTGCTGCCGATCACGTCAGACCAGAAGTCGTTACTGATGATGGCATTGGTGGCGGGCAGGTTCCAGTCGGTGACTTGCTGGCGAATGGTTGCCAGCATTTGGGTCGTCAGGGTGCCACTGATGTAGTTCAGGGGATTGACAACACCAACCGACAGGTCGGCGGCTTTCTTCCACAGGCGGTCTTCACCGACCATGATGGCGTCCAGGCCTTGGTTGTAGGCTTCGTCCAGGAGGTCGCCGGAGACTTGTTCGATGTCCAGGTTTTCAACACGGAGGTTGGCCAGGATCTCGAATTCACCAGGGGTGAACACTTTGGAACGAACCAGTTGGTAACCAACGCTTGCAGAGCTGGTTGCAACGATGGACACTGCATCCCACGACGGCATGGTGATACGCGGGATCTCACCTTGCTTCAGGGTCTGGCCAACGGCGACGCGACGCAGAAAGCCTTCGCGGTTACGTTGCTCTTGCAG